CCGTTGTTTAGGCTCATGTTAGTAAGAGAAAAGCTAGGAAGGCCAGTAACAGTAGGATCGGGATCAGCACCACCCATACGTTCGTGGACGACGAAGTAGGGCTGACCGGTGGTGTTTCCACGGAAGACTCGCCATGAGAAGGGACTTCCGGGTTCGAGCCAGTCGGAGGCGTAGACGAGTTGGTTGTTTCTGTAGGTTCCGGTGTTGGGTACTACAGACACCTGTGAGCCAACCGGTGCCCAATTGTAGTTGGACGCCGTACGAGTCGCAAAAGGATTAGTCTCCTTGATAGACCCGAAGTCAATGATAGCCCCGCCGTTCGACGGATCGTTATAGAAACCAAACGTGTGACCAAAGACCTTTGGCGTCTCAATAGCGAGGCCCTCGATCTTAAGCCCGTTCAGCAAGTGGATAGCGTAAGGAGCCGTACCCCTAAAGCTTAGTCCCTTGATGTATCCAGTATCCCAACCACGAACCTGAATGGCAGCCGTATCGTTCTTACCGCAGTCGATCATCTCGACGTTTTCGAAGTTGAGGTCAGTAGGACGCTGATTGATATAACCAATGTAAGCCGAAGCAATCGAGCCGTTAGCAAGGAAGTCACGGAGAGTGAATCCCTGACCCGAGTTGAACTCAAACGGACGATAGCAATCAGTGGCCGAACCAGTGAGAACGGCATCGTAGCCGAACTTCATGTTACCGGCACCGAACGTAACGAACGCACCGTGATCAACATTGGTAGCGTGGCACGTCAGACGGAAACCACGAACCGGGTGAGGAACCGTGTCGTTGCCACCAAGAAGGATGGCGATACCACCACCACCGCTGTTCTCGCAGATGCAAGTACCAGTGATGTCGTGCACACGAGGGTTAGTCGTGAACGAAACGTTAGGCTCGATATCAACCGGTCCGGGAGCACCCACACCAGAGTTGATGTTAAACCCGTCCTGAGCGACAGCGCCACCGGGCTTCGAAAAGTTCTTAGCGTAAACGAAGAAGTCGATGTGGTTGCCCGAGACAATCGACAGAACGTTACGGTTGTTCTTGTCAAGGCCGTCAGCCCACACACGAACACGACCACGCTGGTTCAGTCGGTTATAGACGTTACCACCACGGTTGCCAGCACCGAGATAGACCGCATCCGACATACACCCATAGTGCTTGGTGTCGATGTAGAAGTCACTAGCACCATTCAGAGAGATATGGTTGACGTGATCGATGTAACCGAAGCGATGGTTCTCACCGATGAAACCTGAGTCACCAACACAGATGATCTCGATACCGGGATAGACATCCTGCTGCGTATCCGTACCGTTGACCGTAGTCTCAGGCGTAGGATTAGGATCGCAACAAAGGATCAGCGGACGACCCGACTGATTGACCGCATCACGATCAGGACGGCGAACTCGTGCACCCGGCAGAAGACGGATACGAGAGTACGGGAGAAGATTACCCGGCAGCTTGTCTACGTTGAAGATAGGATCAGCAGGATAGGTCTTCGGGACCTCACCGTTCTGACTCCAACAATCGATAAGCGTATCGCCCTTTCGAGCAAGAAACTTAGCAGGAACCGGAAGGCCAGTGGTCGGATTGATTACACCGTTGACCTCATTGGCGTGGACCTCGCCCGTACCCATGAGAGGGTAGATGTCAACCCACTTGCCAAAGTTCTTGCTGGTAGGATTGGTGATATCAAGCAGAGCGTTCTTAAGCTGAACGTTGCTGTGGTCAGTGCGGCTCGGGTCTTCCGAGGGAGTAGTGCCCGGATAGCTGTGGAGAGGAACACCATCCGAGGTGCCACCCGAGAGACCGCCGCCCGAGATACCGCCCTCATAGAACACGCCCACGACAGTGATCTCAGTACCCGCATCGAGAGCATCGCAAGTAATGAACTTGCCCTCTTCGTCGTAGGTGAACTCAGAAGCATGGATCAGCGATCCATTGAGGAACAAGGAGATCGAGTTAAGGCTGGTGTCGAACTCGGTTCCGTCGTTGTCAGTCAGCTTACCCGTAGCAGGAATGCGAGTCTGGTTACTTACACCAATACCGTCATACCGTTGAGGAAGCGTAGCATCTTCACCTGCATCACCCTTCAACGACTGACCCGGAATGTACGGATCAATGTCGGAGCCGAGAGTTACATCCTTCTGATCGGTCTGCTTGACACGGTACACAACAAGGCTGTCGAGGTAGATATCAGGGAACCGCCCCGCCAGATCAGCCACTACCGGGTTAGGCAGAGGGTCATTCAGCGAGGACTCAGAGAAGATGGGAGCGAGCACCGTAGTGCCGGTGTAATAGAAGTACAGCTTGGCTCCCGGTACAGGTGCACCGCTAGAGCTGAAAGCAGGAATGAACGGAGAGTAGTAAGTCTGAGCAGCCATTGTGCGGATTACCTTTTATGGTTCTGGAAAACGTTGTTCGACATAACCGGGTGGGCGAACGCCAGAGCCTTCTGCCGTCCCGTTGTCTGGAATGGTCACGACACCAACAGAGTGAATAGACCCGCTCTGAGCTACAGGTGGTTCCGGGTCGATGGTGTACTGGTAGATAACATCGAGACCCTCGCGCTTGGGATCATCGTAGTAAAAGCGAAGAGTCTTACCCGGAGCCGCTCCCGTATTGAAGGTAGCCCCGTAGACAGTTACTCGTGGGTTGATGTCGTCGTTACCGTATACTCGTTGGTGGTTCTTAATCGTGACTACGCCAGCAGACGTTGCTGTTATGACCGGAGGAGTGTAAGCATCGAGATAGCTGAGAGCGATACTGGACTCTTGCTTCAAGTCTTGAGTAGCTTTCTTAGCCTCCTCGGCTGCCTCCCTTGCTGCAATGGTATCGACGATGTTACCAATCGACTTCTCGATGGCAGTCATGGCGTCATCCCAGTAACGGGCAATAAGGTCCGGCTGAGACTGCCATCCTACAGGAAGCCTAGCAAGCCGCAGTTTAACAGTCTCAGCCATACTTCAATTATACCTCGTTCATGTTAGCGTAGTCGATTCGGAATCTTGCTTTCTCGGCGAACCGAAACTCAAAGATACGCGAGCCTTGGGGTATGAGGCCGAGCGAACGAAAGATCGCGCTCTTCCAGTACTGACCCTTGACGCCAAGACCCAGATAGACATACTCAGACCAAGTAGCGCCAAAGTCATCAGACCAGCGAAGCTCCAGTCTAGGCTCGTAGTCATAACTAGCGGACCAGCCCGAATTAACCACAGCAAGCACAGAACTGCACTGCAAAGGTTTACCGGGATTAACAACCAAGCCTGATACCTCACGTACCACGGAGAGGCCATCGTCGTCCGTCCCTTCCACCAGCCTGTAGACTTTCCCATCAACAGAAGAGCCAGCGTAGGGGACGCCCCTATCTTGAAGCCCGAGATGTGCATACCAAACGTCCTGTTCGTAAGTGTCCCATCGGCTCCATTCACCACGGGTGATGTCATAGACGTACGTAAACTTGTTCGTTGTCAAGACATAGAAGTCGTGGCGGTTGGTGCGGAACACCCAAGCTCGTGGATTGCTGGCACCCTTGAGTGCCTCCTCAACAGACTCGTTAGCGATGCGTCTTACACCACCTTGAGCCATGACCACAGAGCCCTCAGGCGTACACCAAATAAGACAAGGCTGACTACCGGATACAGCATTGACTACGCTGTCACGGCTGATGGTGCCGTCCGAATAGACCCGCCCATTGATGCGCTGAAAGGGCAGATCAACGTCCGTCGTAGGTGCCCACACCTCGGGGCCTTGACTGCCGATAAACCAGACCTCATCAGAAACAATAGCGACTGCTTCGATGTTATCCGGTAGACGCTCAGCCGAGGCGAAGTTAAGAGGGTCAGGGTTGACCTCTCCGGGAGCGATCCAATAGAACCGCTGAGTCCCTTTAATCGTCACGATGAAGTAACTGTTGATGACTGCTACACTCTGAATCAGAGGGATAGCAACCGCTCCCGGAATGTCGTCAGGGAACTCGACAACAGTCAGTGCTACTCCGTCAGTAGAGTAGGCTACTCCGTTACGAACGATGATAGCACGGTTAGAAGTGCCAGCGAACTGACAATAACCAGTCGTTCCTACATCACCGATAGTCGTAACCGCTCTAGTCACTCGGTTCACACGATAAAGAGTCTTGCCAGAGACAACCAGCCAGTCACCAAGAAAGCAACCGTCTTGCTGCCAAATGCCGTAGATCGGGCCCGTCCCTACCGTTACTTCAAAATTAAGAGTAGGACGAGACACACGAGACAGGCCATCAGGAGACGCTGGGTTCTCGGCAAGGTACATATTGTGCAGCTTGAGCTCAGGGATATTCTGGTCAGGGGACTGCCAATCGATGTTTCCAAGGGGGATTGTTACCAACGCTTAGCCCTCCCGCTGTTGAAGTCAGCCGCATAGTTCTCACCCGAGTCGAGACTACAAACAGGAATCTCGGTTCGAATCTCTCGGCTCTGATTATACCGGGCACGGAACTGAGACAGGCTACGGCGGTACATAGAAAGGCTCTCTTGAGCGGAGCCGATGTTGTACCGAGGGTTCAGACGATACGCCATCATGATGATGAACATGTCATCGAACTCAATTGGAAACGGCCAAGCATCGATCTCAGTGAGAGGAGAGACTACACGCCAGTCACCGAGGTCCGCCCGATAGAACAATTCGATGGGTTCGTCGATCTCAATCTCTGTCTTGCCGTTGATCTGTGCGCTTCCGCTCTTGATCGTCAGCTTGTCGGTCTTTAGTACACCGAGGGGATCGGAGACAGCGAACCGTAGTCCGTCTTCGTAGGCATCAGGGAGAGTGATCTCATCCCGAGCACTGGACAAAGACAGGCGAATGTTCCTAAGGTCGTCATACTCAGTAAGGTTCTTGGAATAGATGGTAGCCAGTGGCTCACCGGCCTCGAACCCAAGCACCGAGGGAACCATGCGATTGATGAACCGCATAGCCTCGATAACTTGGGCACCCGAGGGTTCCGTACCGATAGCAATGAGGTTACTCTCACGGTACGAGTCACGAATAATATCAGAGACGAGAGTAGCCATTTGTGTCCTTTAAGTAGCAGGTACGTCTGAGCGAGCGACAGCGATAACGGAGACAATTGCTCCTGAGGCTGGGCCAGCAAAGACTGAGAAATTAGTAAGAGTGCCCAACAGAGCAATCACAGCAGGAAGGGCTTGCCCCCTGAAACCTTTAATAGTGCAGCCCGTGTAAACTCCGTTCGTCTGAATGAATGTCATGACGACACAGTTCAGAGGCTGCTGTCCGGCAGCGTCTACCTCAGTGAGAACCACTCCGGGCTTGTTAACGAACGTACGAGTAAATGTGACAGTTGCTGTTCCGTCAGAGCCAAGCGTAGCATATGTGGTAGAAGTAAGACGGGGGTGCTGGTGGTCTGCCAAAGCAAACTGACCAGAGGTTGCCCCCACCGACCCTCCGGTCATTTCTGACTTAGGAGTAGTCGTTGCGGGGCTTGGTATCTGTGCTACTTTATCCTTGAGAGCAGCAAGCTCTGCGGGAGAGATAACCTGTTCAGGTTGTCCGTAGTACGTACCAATCATTTAGCCTACTCCCAGAGTCCCCGAGGCTCCACCAGCCGTAGTGAAAGTTCCACCATGACCGCCAGTGTGGAAAGGCATGGGAAGATAGATACCGGCAGCCACCGGAACGGCATCGATTACAATGGTGCCATTAGCCTTAGTGAACGTCACCGTTCCTGCCGTCTTACACAGGAAGCCACCAAGCGATGCGCCCGTGACTCCGACCGAGGCGTTTACGCCCACAACCTGCGGATTGTAACGCTCTTGTACAAATCCAGACATCATTCGTTTCTCCTAATAAAAGAAAACCGGGGAGACCACTAGAGCCTCCCCGGCCTCATGCTCTATTACGAGCCGTTGATGCGGGTGATGCGACGACGGTCCACAACGTTAGCCGTGAGGGCCACGTCGAAGCGAACACGATGCTCACCGGTAGCGAACACCGAGTCAGTCCACATACGCACCGACAGAGGGAGCTGCGTCAGCGACTTGCGCTGGGCCGTACCCGTAGCCGGAGTGATGAGGTCCGCCGTGTTGACGATGACCGCCTGCTTGTTCATCAGAAGACGCGGCTTCACCGAGGTGTTCGGCGCAATCTTCCAGTTGATGGCAGCAGCGGCAGCCGGAGCAGCCGTCACGGTCGCATTCGCGGTGTTGACCGCGTTGTCACCAGTCGTACCAGCAGCCGGGACGATGATCGCCGGGAAGATACGCATGGCAGGAACAGCACCGGTGCCGTCAGCAGTGTAGTCACCGATCACTCGGAACTCCTGCAAGCGGGCAATCGAAGCGCCCAGACGGTTGTCGTACGCGAACACGCCAGCGATGGTAAAGGTCTCACCATCCTTGATCGTGCCGTTAGCACCGAGACCGTTGACCGAGAGGGTCTGAGTCAGGTACTGGCCCGGAGCCGGGGAGATAGCGACCGCCTTGTAGTTGACGTTCTGGTTCGCACCGTTCACCGTAGCGTTGGTACGAGTACCCGAGGTCAGCGTCGGAAGCTGCTGAGTGAACATCGTGGGAATACCAGCGACGTTACCCGAGAAGCCCGAACGGTACGCATCCTTACCGAGGTCCGGCAGCGAAGCGTTGTTCTGAGTCAGCGCCGAGCCGAGAGCCTGCCAGTCACCGTAGGTTAGGACGGCGCGGACATCAACGTCCTCGACACCCTCTTCCTTGAGGCGAGTGTAACCCGAAGCAAAGTCGTTGAACCCTGCAACAGCGTTACCGGCAGTACCGGTCCAGTTGTTCGAGGCCAGAGTGCAATAACCAAGAATGTAGGCGTCGATCTTCTCGGCCATATTCAGGGCAGCATTCTTGAGGGCCTCCGAGTTACGAGCATCGCCAAGATCACGAATCTTAACGAAGTCACCGTAGCCCATGCTGGAGCCGAAGGTATCACGGAGCTTGTACTGCTCCGAACCGAAGACCATATCCTGCACGCCGCCGGTGAGGTCAGCCACACCTTCGGTCGTACGGGTCGTGTTGAAGCGAGGACCAACCTGCTCCACAACGGTCAGTGCATTACGGTCGTTCATCTCCGTATCGAACTTGCGCCAAGTGACGAGCTCCTTCGAGATGAGGTTATTCTGGAAAATAGCAGCGAAGGAATTAAGTACGAGCTTCGCCTGATCAACAGTCACAGCCATTTAGGCATCCTTAAGTGATGAATTACGGTCGCTTAAAAAATGTAGCAGCGAACGCATCTAGATCATCCGTGTCCGGTGGAACCGCTGGCCGAGCACCCGCAGAACCTTTGTTCTGGTGGGTCGGAGGAGTCGGTGCCTTAGTAATACGATTGATCTTGGGTTGAGGTTGCTTCTGTTCAGAGGTCTCAAACGTAGCGTCGATACGACCAAGCTTAAGGGTGGCCCGCTGGGCTCCAAGAGCAAAAATCGATTCTGCTTCGTCAATATTCTGAGCAAGATAGTAAAGAACGTCGGGACCATGATCCATAGCCATCAACGTCTGAGCAAGATACTCCCCATACGACTCATCTACTCCAGTGAACAGCGGCTCAAGTGTAGCAATCTGTTCCTGATAGTCAGGGTAACGCTCCTGTGCGGGGGCGAGTCGTGTGTTCCACTCAGTCTGCAGCTGGTTAGCCCTCTCTTCGGCCTCACGGGCCTCCCGAGTCTGGGCTTCCTTGGTCTGGGACTCACGAGTCATTTCCTCGAACGTATGACGGGTAAGGTCACGAATGTATCCGGGGTCGAACTCTCCGAGGGGATACTTCTCAGTACCGTCCTCGTTCTTCTCAGTGGGGTCGGGAGCACGAAGTTCAGCCGCCGTAGTTGGGGCCTCAGTCTTCGCCTGTTCCTTATTCTGAGGATTGTTTAGCTGCTCCTCTAGAGCCGCGAGTCGCCTTTCAGCTTCGCGCCTAGCAGTAACAAGCTCGGTGATGCGCTCCTGATACCTATTCCGCTTGGGCTTAGGCGCAGGCTCCTCAGTTGCATCCTCCTCTTCATCTTCGGAATCCTCCTCGGACTCATCGCCCTCGGTCTCTTCCTCTTGAGTGTCGTCACCGTCACTCTCTGTGTTCGTATCGTCGCCGCTGGTCTCTTCTGCCTCTTCCTTTACAGGCTCCTCAGAACTGGCCGGTTCTGCTGGCTTGCTGTCCTCAACCTTTTGGCCAAAGAGGGAAGACGAAAGAGCGTCGAGATCGTCGATGTCTACGTTGTTGCTAGTGTCGGTGTTTTCAATGTCACTCATGTTTAGGATAACGGTCCTTTACCGGCTGGACTTCTGGTTGCGACAGAATCCAAGTGCGAAGTCTCAGGCACTCGGGGTCGGGTTAGCTGGCTTAGACTTTTCAGTCGCCGCCTTTGACTTGACTTCGATTTCTTCTCGCTTCATATCATGTTCGTCGAGAGTTTTATGTCCGTCAAGAATCATTTTAATGCCCTCCATCTCCATCTGGTTGGCGTCAACCTCGTGGTCAGACAGGGCACGAATACGCTGGGTCTTGGCGTTGTAGTCGTCAATCTCCA